AGTAATTGTAGATACTTTTTCAGAAATTTTTCCTTTTAGATTACCAAGTTTTTTGAGTTTATCAGTAGCACCAACAACCTCTTCTTGTTCATTAGTAAATTTTAATGTACTTTCATCAAGTGTAGTGTTTTCACAAATATAGTTGCCATTTTCATTCATTAAGTTTGTAATTTTTTTCTTATTGGCATCTATTTTAGTATTTCCTCTTTTCTCCAACTCTTCAATAAATTCTTGCTGCATTAAAATCTTTTCTTCAATTGATTTCTCAAATAGAACAAACTCCTTAATCTTTTCATTAGAACTTCTTATCTTTTCTTTAAGAATTGAATTCATCGCAGAAAAGATTTTAATGTCCAACAAATCCTCAACAACTTCACGGCGATGTGCTGTTGAAAGTTGCATAAAGGGAACAAAAGAAGCACTACCAAGAATAACAATCTGAGTAAATGATTTATAGTTAAGTTTTAGTATTGTATCTTCTAATTGTTTCTGTTGATCTACTGTTGCTGCGGCTTGATTTTGTATTTCTCCATTTATCCAAATTTCAAAAATATTTGGTTTAATTCCTCTAATTACTTTATATTCTTTATTTCCAACACTAAACTCAACTTCTACTAAACAATCTTTTTCATTTGTAGAATTAACTAATTGTGATTTATTAATTTTACGAAATGCTTTATTGAACAATGCAAAGCACAGAGCATCAAGCATTGTGGAGTTATGTGACAATATTCCATTAGTATAAAATCTATGATTGTCCGAATTTACACTAATATCATACATATTTTCATATTCATCATATGATGTTACGCATTTTACCAATTTTGGTCCAGAATTAGTCATAATATAAGATTCGTTAGAAATCAAATTTTTGACGAAAATTTCATCGCAATCTTGTGTGAATACTATATGGTCATCGGCACATTCCAATGCCAAACCATTACAAGTTTCTATTCTCCATTTTTTATATGGAACTGTTTTATGAATATGTGTGATTTCTTCCCATCCAGTATCTGTTTCAATTTCCCAATCATTGAGTTCAATTGAGTTGATGAATTTTCTATTTACTTTTTCAGAAAGTTTAAGCATTCTTCAATTACCGTTTCTTTTTTTGTTTTGTAATCATTTTCAGATACTCTATAAATTAAATATCCATTTTTTTTATAAATCACATCTCTTTCAATGTCTCTATTTTTATTTCCCTTACCCACCAATCCGTGCCAATAAGAACCATCAAATTCAATTATTTTTTTGCTATTTGTGTCTATAAAATCTGGCAGTAACAATTTATCTAATCTTAATTTCAATTCATTATTTTTTCCAGATTTATCCGGTTTTTTATTTCCGTCAAGTTCGGCAAAAAATATATCATCTAATGAGTTTAAGTGTGGACAAATTTCCCAAAATAGTAATTGCGACACTTTAGAAAAATTTGATTTTTTGTAGGATTTATGCCATTTTTCTTGCCTATCTAACCATCTTCGTTTTCCGTCTTCTTCTCCATATTTTTCTATACATTTTTCAAGTGTAAATGTTGCCTGTTGTTTGGATACTTGTTCTCTGGATTCATCTTCAGTATATCCTTTAGCAATCCAATAATCAATACATCTTTTGGATGTAATCTTTTGAATTTCTATATTTGATTTTGAAGTATTTGCTCCAGATTTATTATTTTTAATTTTAGTATCTTGTGCTTTCATTTCAGCATCAAATGCAGAATATCCTCGTTTCATCCAATATTCTTTTTTAATTGGTCTTCTTGAGTTTCTTTCATAATCTGCTTCACAATCAGTATAATATACACCAGTATTTGGATTTATTTTGGAAGTCCAAAATTCTTTTGAATATGGGCCAACTATTCCTTTTTGGCAAAATTGTTTAGATTTAATATGTGCCTTCCCTTCAGACCATCCACGGACAATCCAATATTCTTTAGTGTGCTTTCCCATTTCAGGAATGGATAATAATTTACTCACATATATTTTACATTTTGCGACATTATTTGCCACTGGTTCAGTCAATAGTTTATCAAAAAGTTTTTCATAAAGTTCTGGGTGTAAATTACACACCTTTTCATTTAAACATTCTTCAATCTTTTCTTGAATCGTTCTGTTTCTCTTGTGCTTCATAAAATTCTCCAACAGTAGTGTCAATAATTTCTCCGGTTTTTTTGTTTCGGAGTCTTATTTTTGTATTTATACAAAAACACTTTCCACTTCCATTGGTTCCAATAATTAAAGTAGTTGTTTCTCCCGTAAGGTTAATTTTAGTGGGAGTATTACCTGACGATAAAAAATTACGATAGGCTATTCGTTTGAATAAAATCATTTTGTCTTGGGGGTATTACAAATTCATCTGAATTGATTATAACATAATGATATCCATACATCTCACAGGTACGTATTGCGATTTCGTCCTCTACTTCAACCACTGACATTCTAGGATAATCTTCTGCTTCTAGCAACCCAGCATAACGTTTAGCATCATCTTCCTCTTCAAAAAGATATAATGCCTTTTCGCCATCATTGTCTGTTACGGAATAAACACCTTCTTCTTCTTTTCCTTTGATTGCTAGTATATACATTATTCTAATTCTAATGCTTCTTTATAGACATCTCGAAGTAGTTTTTTAATCATCACCTTATTCAAATCAAACTCTGCTTCTTCTACATATTTATCCAAAATGGATAATGTATCTTCTGCTGATATTTCTTCACAATCCACATCTCCATCATTAACATCAATAATTTCAACAACTTTTAAGTCAAGTGGATTTGCTTTTAATATTTTATCAATAAACTTATCGAACTTTAATTGATTTGATTTTTGACGAACAACAACTTTTACAATTTTTTCTTCCAAATATGAGGTATCAAATTTTTTATAATCATTATCTTCATAATATACCCTCTCAAACATATTATATGGATTTTTAAAATATTCCAATTCGTATGTATCAGTATCAAAAATATGGAAACCTCTAGTATCGTCTACATCATTCCAAAACATTTGATATGGATTTCCAAGATAATATATTTTACCATCATCACTTTTGGTGTGATAATGTCCCGAATATACTCTATCAAATTTTTTAAATATACTTGCATCCATCCCTTCTTTCATAATATGACCAGGATAAGCTACAAATCCAGATAATTCTAAATGTGAAAATATAACCTTTGCTTGTGTATTTTTTAATAGATAATCGGTTTTTTCCCGATTATCCGTGCAAATCCAAGGAAGCATTAAAGTATCTAAACCATCAATGCAAAATTCCTTTGGGCTTGATATTGGTATTACATTATCATACTCTTGCAATAATAAATCTATTGCATTTACATCATTAGTATTTTTGTGATAACAATCGTGATTACCTACAATGTTATAAACAAGAATACCAAGTTCTCGAAAACGATTGTATACGTTCTTCTGTGCCCATTCTAGTGCCCAATAGTCCACGCCCTTACGATTGTCAAATGCATCACCAAGATGGACTACTGCCTTGATATTTCGTTCTTCTAGTTTAGGAAAAAAAATATCATTATAGAACTTCGCAAAATAATCGTGAAACGATTTATTTGCTTTTTTTGCGCCGTAGTGAGTATCTGTAATTAAACCGATAAGCATAATAATTTATTTCCTTTACGGATGTTTTCAATAGCAGTCAAAATTTGCAAATTATCTGGGTGATGCTTACCACCTTTTGAGATTGGATGGATATGATCAACGTGATGGGCAATTCCAGTTTCTTCCGTGATCCTAGCACATTCTTGGTAGATAAGCAAGATGCGTTGATGTTCTTCTGGTGTTAGGATTGGTGCTTCACTAAACTTCTTTGCCCTATACCTATACGTTTTATCATTAGATTTTTCTTTTGTTCTATAAGGTTTCATCAACTCTTTATTATTAAGTTTTTCTAATCCAATTTTAATAGCACAAGGCACACATCCCTTACTACTAATATATCTTTCTAAACTTCCACATTTTTTACAAGGTTTTTTTACTTTATATGTTTTTTTGCCTTGTTTTATTGCTTCTAATCTAGAATAATTAGTTCTATCACATTTTTCTTTATTTTTTAAAAGATTTTCTTTTTGTATTCGTTTCCTTTCTTCTGGTGTGTATTTTGGTTTAGGCATTTTAATATTTATTCCATAATACACTACTATTTATGAAAAGGAAGAATTAATCATTGGTGAAGTTTGATGTGTACGTTGTCCTTAATTGTATTGTAATCTGAATTGATACCACCTTCATCAGATGTAAATACTTCTTCAAATCCACTACGTTCGATAATCTTATCTTTAATCTCCATTTGTCTCTTTTCTTTTTGTATTCTACGAAGAAAAGCATAATAAACAATTTGTGTAAAATAAGCAAATGGATTAGTACGTTCTATATCAAATCTATGAATATATTGAACACAATTCTCAATACCGTCAGAAATCATGTCTTCACGAAACATATAATTCACAAAGTTTGGACGATATGATAAGTGAGTAGCAATCTTTAAAAAACATTCTCCCAAGTAATTTGGTATTTTTGGTTTTCCTTCCCAAAATCCATTTTCTGGAGGATAAACATCGTATTTCTCAAAGTAAATATCTCTAGAAGCATCAATTCTCATATTATATACAACTAATGCATCATGAAAATCTTTATTATTTACATAATGTGGATTTTTCTTTACCTTATTCATTTTTTAAATTTGATTTGTTCTTATTATATCATAACAATCAAGTGCTTGACAACCTTTCCAAAACACACTAAAATAACTCTGTGGGTTTTGAAGAATGGGCTTATCTATTAGATCTATAAAGATTTTCTAAAGATATTCTGGCATCAGCAATAGATGACACATATCCCATATTTGGACTTAACTCTGATTTATTTGATACTCTGTCTCTTTCTTTGACATACTTATTATAAATCTTAATTATAGATTTATCATTTACTTCTGTCATCGTAATTATTTTATTCATATCTACGATAAACATCGTATCATCAGTAAGCTTCATCCAAGGAACTACTTTAAGTGCTGTCATTTTTAATTGACGCATAGTAACTGTTTCCATTGTAACTGGATTATCAAGTATTAAAACAATTCTATCTTTTTCTTCACAAGGACATACTTTGGAAAATACTTCTTCACCTGATACCATCTTGATTGCTGCATAAAATTCTTCTTCGTACATTACTTTTTTTCCTTAAATTCTATTTGTATAATTTCGTAATTGAATTTTTCTTCATTATAAATCTTAATTCTTTCAATCAAATGATTTAATGTATAATTTTTTTTTGATTTATAAGTACAATCGTCTGCAATATCATATAATACTGCTTGTGATTTGTTATCTCCTTTACGAAGAACTCTTCCAATACTTTGAAGATTTCTTATTCTTGATTTTGATGGTGAAGCAAAGATTACATTATGAAGATTTTTAATGTTAATGCCAGTAGAAAATGTACCATATGATGCAACAATAATTGCGTCTTTTTCTTTTTCAGTAATTTCTCTTACCTTTTCTCTTTCTTCTACATCTACCCCACCATAGACAAAAAATACTTTTCTATCTTTTGATGCTGAATTATTTATAAGTTCATAAAGTGGTTGTCCGTGACTTTCTACACGATTAAAAAGAACTAAACTATTTCCATTTAAATCTAAAACAAGATTTTTAATAAAGTTATTTCTTTTTTCGTGAGTAATTAAATATTGTATTTCTTCTTCATATTCATTAAATTTATGTTGATCGTGTTTTAAAAGAAGAACTTTAATATCTAGTTTAGATAAATGGCCTTTATCAATCAGTTCTTTTGTTTGTGTGACTTTATAAGAAGGGCCAAACAATCCTTCAAGCACCCACTTATGCGTTTGTGACCCATCCAAGGTGCCTGTAAATCCATAACGATACTTCGTATTATCCAATTTCGTCATAATCCCTACAAGCGATTTTGACTTGAATAGGTGTGCTTCATCGCCAATCACTACACTAAAATCATCAAAGAATTTTCTAGGAAGATTATAAACAGATTGCCAAGTTGTGATGATTACGTTTTTGTTTGTATCTTTTTCTTTTCCAGAATAAATTTTATGGCAATAATCTTCGGCATTCCAACCATAATCTTCAAAGTCCTTATACATCTGTTCTACTAATGATGTAGTAGGAACTACTACAAGTATTTTTTCATTCTTATCTGTAAAATATCTTACAATAGAATATATCATTAAAGATTTACCAGAAGCAGTTGGTGAAATCAAAAGCTTACGATTGTATTTTAAAGCATCATAAACAGCATTAATTTGATAATCTCTTGGTTCGTGTCTAGATATTTTTTTCATATAATCAGTCACACCTTCGTGTGAAATCATCACATTCTCTTCAAATGGGTCTCCATAAAATTTATTATGTTTAAACTCAATATTATATTCAGCATTTTTTGCCCAAGATAATATTTTATCTAAAAGACCAACATAAATTTCTCCAGTATGATTGCTGTAGAGTCTTATTTTTCCATCCCAATGTTTGCTACGATATTGAGGCATAAATTTTGCTCCCGGTACATCAAAGGTAAAATGATCAAATAACTCTTGATGAATATGCGGATCTGCTTCGACCTTTAGATATATTTCATTTTTCTTTTGTATAATAATATCAGTCATATCCTGCCGTGAATTTAAGAAATTCAATACTATTTTTGATTTGATAAGTTCTATTTAATATTGTTTTGAGAATACTATCCAAATAATTTAACATTGTTTGATAATATTCTATTTTGGATATAGATTTTAAAATTTCTTCATCTGCATCCATATACTTATCTATATCTTGTCTTAATACCTTATAATCAAATGGATGTTCTCTATAAACTTCTGGTTCTGCTTTTCCTGAAAAATACATCCATTTATTTTTTTTAATTATCTTAAATTTATTTTCTTCTAGTTTTTTTAGAAGAAGAATATTATTATAAATCTTATAATATTTTGCGTGAAGTGAAGGTATTTTAATGGATTCTGTGTGCAAATTATCTGGATCTATCTTTGCATCTTCTTCCCATAATGATTGTATTTCATCAAGATTCATAACTACAAAACAACTATGTCATATATAGAATACTTAAAACTAACCTCTGCTATAACATAGTTAATATCTGTAGATTTTGAATCAAATTTAATCGTAGATAAACTTATAGGAAACATATCTTTAAAATGAATATCAACAATTGGATTAAAGTTGCTATTATAAATTTTTAATGTTGCATCTGAATATTCATTAAATGAATTTTTTACAGATGTATTTGGAAAATACTCATCTTCTGCTTTTAAATCTATAAATTCTTGAATACTATTTGGATATCCAAGACCTCTTAACCAATTATGTACTTGAAGATAATTTTCTAAATTTTCATCTACAAAAAATTCTAAAGAAAAATCATCATAAGTTAATTTATCACCGGGAACCGGAATATCTTTAAGATACGTTGGTTGCATTGCAACGCCAAGATTAATTCCAGGTACTTGAGCAGAATTAGAAAAAAAATCAACCTTTGGTATTTTTGTAATTGAAAATTTAAATCCAGCAGGAGATAGATAATTACGATTTGATATTTGCTTTGCCCAAGGTGATTGCGACATTTTTATTTGTATTTAGATAAAAAAAGGGTCCCAATTGGGACCCTTGAACATATGTAAGAAAGACTTACATTAAATTGTCTACACGCACACGACGGTAGTAACGGTTTGCATTAGCAAGAAGACGACCAGAACCCTGAGCAGTACCCTCAGCGAATGGATTAGCAACCATACCATAACGAGTCTTGAACCCGATTTTTGGCTGGAAGCTGTTCTCACCAACGGCACGAACCATTTGGAGGGGCACATAAGGACAATAGAAGAGTCCTGCATCATAAGGCGAAGAACCTTTATATCCTACAACGTAGTACTGATTAGCAGATACGTTAGCAGCATATGGGTCAATATATACACGATACTTGCCTTGAAGAACACCAGCAAAAGTGTTGCCGGTATCATCAACATTCAAGTTTGCATTGAGTGCTGGGGTATAATCAAGAACACCTGCCATTGTGAGTGCCGAAGCAACGTCAGCAGAGCAGAGAATCATATTACCCTTTCCTCTACGAGTTCTTTGTGCGATTGCGTTTGCATCGCGCTCGATTTGGAATAAAAGACCCTTGAACTTTTCAACTGACCAACGACCATTAGAATCAACATCAAGGTCAAAGATACCTGCGGTAGCAGTGTTGACAGCAGCACCTTGCTCAGCAATCTTGTAGATTGTACGAATAACTTCTCTGTTGATTTCCGCAAGGATTTCGGTTGAGAGAATGTTAGCAAGTTCTGCTTCTGCGTTTAGACCGTGGATTGCCTTGAGGTCTTGTGCGAGTTCTAATGAGTACTCAGCCTTGAGTGCTCTTGACTTCGCAGTAACAGTAACCTTCTCGATTGAGAAAGCCATCTCGTTGAATACGCTGGTGCCATCGCCAAGCGATTCAGCATCGCCAGTGTTCATTCCTTGACCAGTAGCATATCCAGCAGTGCTTGCGGTTCCAACTGGGTTCAGAACACCTGGATTTGTTCCTGCTGGGTTTGAAGTAGTACCGAAACCAGCAACACCATCAGTGAATCCACCTGTGAGGTTTTGAGCTGCGTTTTCACCAGAGAATGAAGTATCTGCTTCGTTGTAGAATGCTTCAGATGCAGCTGTTGTTCTATTTGTTCCGTAGCGTGAACGCATCGCAAAGATAAGTCCAGTAGGACCGTTCATTGGTTGTACGCCAGCGAGGTCATAAGCGACCAAGTTAGGCATTGAACGTCTGATCAAGGAGATCAGAACTGGATCGAAACCAGCAACTGGACCAGTAGCAACTGAACCAGTTCCTGTGTTTGAGAATCCACCAGTGCCTGCTGACATTGTTGGTGATTCGTAGAGGAATTGATTTTCCTCTCTTAAGAATTTTTCTTGGTTTTCTAACAGGACAGCGGTTACCATTTTGCGATGTGAGTCCTTGATTGAATCAAGACCCTCATAGTTAAGGAGTGGTGCCCACTTCTCCTGCAGACGTTCCCCATCGAACATTTGCATTTGTTTTACCTCTTTTTAAGAAATTGTTAGTTTGATTTATAATTTAAAAATCACTTTTTAGAAACTCGGCTCAGGGTCTGAAGATAAGAACCCATTACACCAGAAACTGGTTCGTTGTAATTTGCTTCTTCAGATAACATTTCCGAATAATCTCTTTGAGTACCAGTATTTCTTGGGAAGTACGACTCCCTTAGAGTTACTAGTTTCTCACGATAGTTTGCTTCACTTTCAAACTCAACACTTTCAGATAGGGAAGCGAGTTTATCTTTCTGAGAAGTCGCTAGACCTTCAGAAACATCACTTAAGATTACATCTGCAACCGACTCTGCTAGTCTTTGGTTTAGAGCAACATTTCTTTCGATTTGCTCGTTGAGTTTTGTCTCCATTTCATCAAGTTTATCTACCATACTCTCAAGTACATCATATCTATCTTCAGGGATTGTTACATAATGATCTTCAAAAAGACTCTTCATTCCAGTAAGGAATGATTCGGTCATTTCAGTCTTGAGACCTTGCTCTACTACAAGAGCATTTTCTTGTAGCCATTCGTCGGATACGTACTCAAGATAAGAATCAACTCTTTCTACGAGTTGTTCTTTCATAGCATCAACTTCTTCAAGAAGTTTGGATTCATAATGCTCTTCTAATGATTCGTAGATTTCAGAAATCTTAGAATTGATTGCTGATTCAAAAATAAGTTTTGCCTTTTCTCTGAATTCTTCAGAAAGTTCTTCACCAGCAAGAAGAGCATCAACATCTTCTTCGATGTTGATTGATTCTTCCATTTTCTTTTTCTTTTTCTTGCTTTTATTTTCGTCTTCGTCTTCTTCCTCGTTATCTTCTTCTTCGTTATCTTCTTCTTCGTTATCTTCTTCGTCTTCCTCGTCGTCTTCCTCTTTAGCGGCTTCTAAAAGTTCTTCATCTTCTTCGAGTGCTTCAATTGCTTCTTTCATTTTCTGCATTGCTTCTGCAGATTTAGCACCTTTAGTCACAACATTCTTTACGGACTTAAGTGTTCCGGTAGGAGTGATGAGTTTTGCAGAATCATCATCTGGACGATAATTCTCTGGTGTTGGACCTCCAAGGTCTTCCCAATCGCCAGTTTGACCAGGAGCAATACCTGTAGTCAACTTCTGCATTGGTTCGCTTGCTTTTGCGTTTGCATTTACAGCAGAACGAGATTGTTTGGTGCCTGTTTCCATTTCTTGTAAGTTCTTACCACGGGACATTTGATCTCTCCGATTTACCTATGTTAAATCTATATTTATTTATAATTTAAAGATTTGA